ACTACTCTCAGGCACCGGTTGCCGCACGAGGGCGAGATGGAGTGTACGATCAGGTCGTCTCTGGTGCATGACCCCAAGGCGCTGATGACCATACTGTCAGACAATCATATCAAGGTGGTAGGCATGAACGAGAAGAAACGGATGGTTGGCTACATCGAGTCGTACCAGGCAAAGCTGCAGCGTAACCGGCGGATGACCCGCCTACTCTGCCAGATGGGCTGGAAAGAAACCAGCGGCGGCAAGCCAATGTTCGTCCATGGCAGGAAGATCTACCACGCCGACGGCTCCTGCGAAGAAGCCAGCCTGGCCCGCAACGTGCCGAAGTCGGCGGAAGGGTTCCGGCAGCAGGGGTCGCTCGAGAAGTGGTCAGCGGCCACCGAGGTCTTCAACAACCGGGGCATGGAGCCGTTCGCCTTCGCTCTTTTGGCAGGCTTTGGTGCCCCACTGATGAAGTTCACCGGCTTTGATGGGGCCCTGATCTCGATGGTCGGCGAGTCCGGTGCCGGCAAGACCCTGATGCTCCGCTTCAACCAATCGATTTGGGGCTACCACAACGACCTGATGATGCTGAGGGACGACACCAAGAACGCCTTAGTATCCAGGCTCGGGGTCTACGGCAACCTGCCGCTGGTGGTTGACGAGGTCACCAACATGCCGGGGATCGAGATCAGCGACTTCGTCTATAAGGTGACTCAAGGGCGGGACAAGGCGCGACTGACCAAGAACTCTGAGGAACGCAAGCTGATCAACGCCTGGAACACCCTGGCCGTGACCTCGTCGAACGCCTCACTGATCGACAAACTCTCTGAACTCAAGCACGACGCCTCCGCCGAGATCAACCGGGTTTTCGAGTACCCGGTGCCGGAGATGGACTGCTTCAAGGGTCAGATCGCCTCACAGACTTACTGGACCATCCATGAGAACTTCGGCCATGCCGGCGAGGTCTATGCCAAATACCTGGTCCGCAACATCGACGTGGTCAAGTTTGCCATCGACAAGATGCGGGAGAAGATCGACCTGCGGGCGAAGGTGCGGGGAGATGAGCGGTATTGGTCGGCCGTTGCTTCGGCGTCTCTAGTCGGCGGAGCGATCGCCAAGTCGCTTGGACTGATCAAGTTCGACGTGGTGCCGACGATGGAGTGGGTGATCAAGGTAATCCGCAACATGCGCGGTGACAAGGACGACCTGGTCGGCGATCCTGTCGGCATCCTTGGTCAGTTCCTGGACGAACACGCCTCCAACCGTCTGCTGGTCAAGGGCGACTACCGGCCAAGAGGGATCTGCACAATCATCGAAGCCCCACGCGGCCCACTGCTGATCCGCTACGAGCTGGACAGCAAGATCCTCTACCTGTCCCGGGCAGCATTCAAGACCTGGGTCGCTCGTCGGTTCGGGTCCTATACCCAGATCAAGACCGAGCTTGAGAAGAAGAAAATCCTGCGGGATGCCAACAAGCCGAAGTGCCTGGGGTCGAACACCTTCTACGACTCAGCCTCGCAACCCTGTTGGATGATCGACATGAAGAACCCCAAACTGGGGGCGGTGGTGGAGAACTTGGTGGAGGTAGCTGACGCTCTGGCAAAGGCTCCTCTGCATTTGGCTGGGAAAAGGAAATGAGGGGGAGAGGATGAAAAACTTAGACAGGTACAAAGAACCTACTGATGATCTAGATGGACCTGAGTTTCTCCCAGGCCTGCCCAGACAATGTAAGAAATGCGGGACGTGGTCGCGGTATGATAAACCGAAAAACCAAAAACGCGGGTGCTTTACTGTTACCTGTGTTTCCTGCCACGAAGCCTTTGAGATTGTTATTCATATGAAAGGAGCGAGGAAATCATGAATCTAAAATGGTTTTTCAACCTGTTCACAAAGAAGCCCCGCCGGGATCTCGACTACCTGCGGAAACTTATGAAGGTCGCGTCAACTGCTATAGAGAGGGTGTCATGAAAATAATCAAACCAAGCGTTGAGTTCTACGGAGCAGTACCGACCGACTATGCAGCTGCGCTGAGCTTCATCGAGCGGTCGGGCAGAGTTTGCTACAAGTCAGAAGACAAGATCACTGAAGATAGTGCTGAAGGATTCGTAAGGAAACTGATCAAGGCTGGCCATCTGGCGATGGTTGAACACTCGAATTTTGTAGTACGGATGCCTCAACCAGAAACAATTATTATGGGCCTAATCTCAACGATAGTTAGTGTTGTTGGTAAATATTTAAATGTGCTTCAAAATTCTGATTACATTTATGTCGGCGGAAGTCATACTGCTTGGTATCAGAGAGGAAATATAATTGGTTGGGATGATCCTATTTTTCGAGCGTTCGCAAGAAGATATGATGACCTGTTTGATATAGTAATGCTTGATCCAATTTATACACCATGGGATTCTTGTCCTTATGATGAAATTCCAAAGCAACTCCACAGATTTGCTGCCAAGTTCATCTGTGATCGCGGCGTCAGTCATGAACTGGTGCGGCACCGACCAACGGCAATGGATTGGTTCGGCGAGTTTGTTGACTCTCCTATTGATATTTACAAGGTGTTTGATGGATCGTTGGCTCAAGAAAGCACCAGGTATGTGAACTACGGTGGCAAGGATATGGAGTTTATTGAGCCGGATGGGTATGATGACTGGCCCAATTTATCCAGGGGGGCTTTTGAGGCTTGTTGCATAGACGCACAATATAGATATGCAGTTATGCTTGATCAAGGCCTCAAACCCCAACAAGCCCGAGCCGTCCTACCTAATGCTCTGAAGACTGAGATTGTGGTCACGGCAGACGCGGCCGAGTGGGCGCATATCAGAAAACTACGAACAGCGAAGTCGGCTCATCCAGACATGCAGAGGGTAATGAATATGATGCCTTGGGAGGAGTTTTTATGAAGTTCCATTTTGGGCCAAAAAAGAGATATATGATGACCAGTAGGGGGGTCGCAATAGACATTTATGGTCGATATGTCTTCGACAACCTGTACTACGCAAGACTCTACGGTGTTCAGTTTGGCAAGATGTTCATTGGATGTATGCTCAAGAGGGAGACTCCATGACCCTCCTCAAATTTATGACCACCCACCGCATCCAGGGTGCCTTGTTGAGAGAGTTTATCAGCAAGGGGTTATGGAAACCGGCGATAGTGTCTTGCGACTCTCTGATTGTTGAGCGAGAGATGGAGATTGAAAAACTTAAAGAGCTGAAAGCAATGCTCGAAAAGGAGGTTGGGTGATGCAGAGACATTCGGAAGGAGGATTTTGGGACGGGCGAAAGGATGCACAAGAACGCATCCATCGATGTGAAAAGCACCATAAAGACTACACCGGTCCTGCATGTCCGAATTGCCAGGACGAATTCATGGACTCCATTGATGGAAGTATAAAAGCAGACTTGGAAGTCAGGTGCACACCAAGCCAACTTGGTGACTGCCTCGACGAAGCGAAGAAAACTATCTGTGGAGAGAGGCAGGACGTTTACGGCAGCCCGGAGGATTCATTTGCGATCATCGCTGAGTATTGGTCTACTTACCTCAGAGCGGAGTATGAGAAAGTAGGTCACCGGAACCTCAATACCAAGGACGTAGCCCACATGATGGTCCTCTTTAAGATGGCCCGGGTGCAGGGGCAGGCACCAAAACGGGACAATTACGTCGACCTCTGTGGCTACGCTGCCATTGCTGCCGATCGACTGTCCTCTTGTGGTGAGCTGACGAAGGAAGAAATGGAATTCTTTTGTAAAGACTTCCCGGCCGCAGTTACCCCTGCGTGGAAAGACGGCGCCCCGGGCTGCCCACATACCCGGACGAAGTTCGTCAAGACAACGGCCGGCGACTATCGACAATGCCTCGGCTGCGGGGCGAGATTGGAGGTGGAATGAAAGCGATCATCTACTGCGCTTGCAACCAGGCTCAAGTTTTGTGTGAGGACACCTGCAGCCGGTGGCGAGGAGAAACGAAACCCGATCGGGTTTGTCTCATCCCATCGTGGCGGAAGACTGCAAGGAAGCCATCCGTGCAGGCAGCGATCGATTATGCTGATAGCTTAGACTGGTAGGAGCCAAAACAAAAACCCCTCCCAAGTCAGCTGCACCACCGACCGAGAGGGGTTAGTTTTTGATCCCTGAGACCATTCCCGAGGACCACCATCTACTCAGTAAGAAGCGTAACTCACTTTACTGAAGATGTCAAAATAAAAGGTAGGCGAAAAATGAAAATTCCCATATACATCCCAGTCACAAAACAAGAGTATGTTCCCTATGAAAAGTCCGTCGTAGAGCATCGCGCCCCTACAGACGAGAGTATCCGACTGTATGATGAGATGATAGACAAAGTTCGAAGCCATCTGGTCAGTACCATTACCACCGAAAATAACCCGATGAGTTTCAGAGCGGCAGTCTTCTTTGAACCTCAGTCTTTTTCCTACGTATGTAAATACTCAGTAATCCTTAATGGCAAAGAGTTTACTGGGGACTTTCCTCTTGACGCAGATACTCCCAGCCGTCCTGTAGACGTCGCACAAAAAGTGGCAAAAATGCTGGCAGACCAGCTTGCCAGATCCATAGTCCCTGACTTGGTCAGGACTACTCCGTACTTAAGAAACAAATAAAAAACGAGGGAGAATATGTGCCAAGCAAGAACACCACATCCACAGGTTGAAGAGCTCCTTCACAAAAACCCAAAAGCATTTGCTGCCTTGGTAGTCCGAGCGTTGAGACTTGCGGGGCATCCTGTTGGAGGTATGTCTTCCACTGAGGGGCTAAAGTGGGCGATGTCTCACATGCGATTTCTTCGAGTAGTAGCTTCCCGGTACGTAGATTATTTTGGTAACCGAGGCGTCGATGCTCAGGTTAGAAAACTGTTCGTGAACAAATAACTCAAAAAGGAGAACACCATGAACGTAAGACAGATCGCAGCAGTATGTCACGAAGCGAACCGGGAACTCTGCAACGCCCTCGGCGACGGCAGTCAGAAGTCATGGGTGGAGGCTGAGGAGTGGCAGCGCACCAGCGCCATCAGCGGAGTGCAGTTCTGCCTGGACAACCCCAATGCGGCAGCAAGTGCGAACCACAACGCCTGGCTCAAAGAGAAGAAAGAGGCCGGATGGGTGTACGGCGAGGTGAAGGACGCTGAGAAGAAAACCCATCCCTGCATGGTGACTTACAAGAAACTGCCGGCCGAGCAGCAGGCGAAGGACCACCTGTTCAAAGCCGTGGTTGGGGCGCTTGCACCGTTGTTGAAGGAGTAATGGCGATGAACTACTGCAGACGGTGCAACCATCTAAATAGTTTTGGGCTGTGCGGGCTGCCCGGGGATTATATAATAAACATCATAACTGGAATGCCATTTGGTGCAGCCCAAGAGCCAGAGACAATGCGGTATTCTGAAGCATACTGTGGAAAAGAAGGAAAGTGGTTTGCTCCCAAATTTACCAGCCAGTTAAAAGACGGAGAGCCATGCAACCACCATGGGTGCTTAAACCACATGACTCATCCATGCGAAGGATGCGGGAGAGTCGGAGGAGTTACTCCATCCACACCGGCACCTCGTATTGAGTAGCCACATCCCGCTCCCTTTTCCCGGTCGTGCCGGACTCTCCCCGGAGGATCTTGCGCACGGCCGGTTTAATATCTCGCCCGCCGATGGCAAAGCGAGGCATCCGCAGGTTGAACTTTCTGATATCTTCCATAGCGGCACTGTCGCCGTCACCCTCAAGAATCGCCTCCGCCGCCCGCCGGATGAGTTTCCCTCGTCGCTCGGTGATCCTGGTTGAGATCCCTCGCAGACTGCGCTCCGCCCCTTGTGCCTTGGAAATCTCCTCCGGGTTGAACCCGAGAGCGATCATCAGCACCTCGTCCGGGCCGATCTGGTCATCCGGGATCAACTTCTTGCCGGCGCCGGTCTTCACTCCGTCGGTGGCTACTCGATAGGCTTTGAGCACGTCCCGGATAACCTTCGGCACGGCAGTCTCCAGCCCCTTGGCATAGTTCCCTTTGTTGATCGCCTCGTCGTACCCCCGTACCCAGCTCTCCGCTACTGAGTAGGTGGGGCCGATCAGGTTGCCGGCGTACCATGCCGCCAGCCCCGCGCCATGCAGATGCTCGGCCGGCTGCGACTGCGCTCCGTAGATATCCCCCATGCCGATGCGCGGTGAGAGGTTGACTCCCAAGGCGGTCGGTAAGCCGAGAGCGGCGATGTCACTAGCAGTCTCGCCGAATGTAGCCCGCAGCCAGTTAGTGTAGGCAAGCTCAACATCGTAGGGCTCATCGTCATCGTCGAAGATCAGCGAGAGGATGGCCATGGCGGTGCCGGCGAACGGCATCCCGAGTGTCCCGGCCAGGGCTGCTGAAGTCATAAAGATACCAACGAACTCCCGGGTGGCGGCATCCTTCACTCCTGCCATCAACCCTTTCTCCTTGAACGCCTTGAGAGAGTCCTTGAACAGCAGCCCAAGTCGCAGCGCGGTCTTGATCCGGTAGGTCTGGAATGTGAAGGGGATGCGCATCAGGTCCTTTTGCATCAACCAACCCTTGTCCCGCTTGGAGAAATTGTAGATCGTCTTGTCAATGACGTCGGCAGTCTCTTCCATGGCCTGAAAGAAGTTCTTGCCCTGCTTGGTGGCCAGCGCGAACGAGGCGAGGATGGCGGTCTTGCGGCTGCCAAGCTCTCCAAAACGCATCGGCATCATGGCGTAGTGCATGGCCTTGCCGAGCACAGTCTCCTGGTTGCCTTGGGAGACATCGACCGCCTCGTGCACCGCCGAGATATCCAGCAGGTTCGTCGCTTCAGCTTCCCTGAGTGCGAGCAGTTGCAACTGGTAGTCGTTGAGCTTACGGACCATTGCCAGCTTCTGAGCAGGAGTATGCCAGTAGTCACCGACCTGCCGGGTCTCTGAGACCTCCTTATGGCTCACGGTACGGTGGATGGCCTTATAGGTATCGTTGACCAGCTTGTCGCTCCGCACTGCGTCCTTGGTATACTTCCTGGAGAATGCCTGCGCCCCGGCGATGCGCAGGGCATTCAGCACTTTGGGGATGGAGCGATACTTGGCGGCGAGATGCGGCAGAGTCAGGGTGGGTACTTGAGTCATCTGCACCAGGAAGGTCGACGGCGAAGTCATGAAGTAGCCGGTGTTGAATTTGCCGATGATTGAAGTCAGCTTGCCTACCCGTTCTTTCTGCACCGCGCTCAGCCACTTGCGCATGGCATTGAGCAGATGCCCCCGCACAGTAATGTCAATCTCACCGGTACCCTCTTCACGGTTCTTTACCATGTCGATGTTCTCTTGGGCAAAGCCGGCGATGTCTTCCTCGAGTTTCTTGCCGACCGTCGCCCAGGCGATCTTGCCGGCATGGTTCTGCACGTAGCCGTTGATGCTGCGCAGCATGTCCGGGCTGGCTCCAAGAACGCTCTTACGATGGATACCACTTTTCAACGCCACAGTATCCGGCAGCCAGCGTAGCACGGTCTGGTTAAAGCCGTCAAGCACTGCCTCGATCGTCTCGTTTGCCAGTTCAACTGCTGTGGCATCGGTCGGATCCACTCCGGCCATGTGCTGCTTGGTGATGGACTCCCGTAGCTTGGTCAGCAACTCGCCTGGGATGGCGACGGCGCCGGCCGGAATCTCCTGCTGGACCCGCAGGGTGATGGTGTCCTTGTTCACTCCCTCGGCGATGCCCTTGAGCATGGCCAGTTCACGGTCCCGGGTATTGTCGAAGTTCTCGCTGAGCCGGCGACCGTCGGGCGTGGTGAACTCAAGGACGAACTTGCCGTAGCGCGACAGTGGAAAGTACATGCCCTTGATTGTGCTGAACGAGGCATCGAACTGCTGCATCAATTGCTTGCGCAGATCAGAACCCTCCTTCGAGGCCTTCATGATGAACGACATGGATGAGTCCCGGTCAAGGTCTCTGAGCATGACCAGGTAGTCGGCCATTTTGACCATCTGCTCCTGGGTCTTCGGCCCGAGGGCTTTGTATGCCTTCACCGATTCCGCGTATGCCTCAACAAAAGTCAGGTTGGTAGCCTTTTGCATCCCTGCCGCTCGCCACGCTTTCTGCGCTGCCGCCCTCCGAGACCCTGGTGTGCCGGTCTTCGGCATCCAGTCCTGCTCTTCAAGTCCCTTGGTCGGGTCCATCTGGTTGAAGGTAGCGGTCAGCATCGCCTTGTTCAGCCCTTCCAACCCTTTCTCTTTATTCACCGCCTCGACGGCATCCTCGTGAATGGCGAAGAAGTCATCGATGAACCTGGTGGTGGTTGCCTCAAGCTCGTTGGTGTGCTTAGAAAGCTGCTTGATCCATTTGATACTCTTGCCGTAGGTCTGAGCGAGATGGGAGAGCGGAGTGATGGCGAACGCCTTGTCAGCATGTTGCTTCCAGTATTCGTGCATTTTCGACTTCGGATTCCTGAGCGCCAGATGGGCGTTGTCGAGATACTCCTTGGTCGCCGCCATAGCCTCGTTGGCCTTGGTGAAGACGTTGATCTGCTCGTCGGCGATGACGCCGAGGGGGGTCTGGACCTGCTCAGCAG